AGGATTAGCTATCTTTCTAAAGGCGAACATGCTGTTAATTCAGCGTGTTTTAGCCGGAAGTAAATTGGCGGACCCTCGGGATGCTGGCGTTGCTACATCCGTAACGAACCGGGGGGTTCCTCGTTGGATACCCGTCTTACATCGTAAGCGGATCCTGCGAGGAGATCGTACCGTGATAACCTTCTACCTTGGTCTACTTACCCTTTATCGGGTGGTGGACTATCGTGGGAAGTTATCACTATCTACGGTTACAGATCCCGGTAAGGATATAGACCCTAGCCTTATAGCCTCTTTCCGCGAGTTCCTTGGAACTTTCGTTAAGTGGTCATCTGGCTTTGGTATTAAACCTTACTTAGGGGTCCGTGATCGTGAGGACTCAGCCTTTTGGGGCGACCCGAAAGGTCTGAGAGGTGCGATTCGGTTGGTTGCATTCACTCCCGTTTGGAAGTGGATGTTTACCTCCGGCCCTAATTCTTACTACAGTAAGGTACTCGCAGTGGGGAACGCCTGGATTGACATGATCGCGATTCACTCGCGGCCTAGTCTTTTCGGGCTTATTACCCACATGCGGGCTTTCATCGGTACGTCCGAGCTTACATGGCTTCCCTGGTTCGATGACGTTGTTGAAACGTCAAAGAACTGGTCGAAGGTGTGTCATGCCAGCCAAACAGCTTTAGGATTAAACCCCCAGTTTGATCCTGATTCTGAATGGTGTGGGGGCTTGGAGCAGTTCGATGTTGGTAAGCTTTCTGTAGTGGAAGAACCCGGCAAGAAGCGAATTGTCGCAATGGTGGACATCTGGACGCAATGGTTATTATACCCTTTGCACCGGTTTATCTTTGACAAAGTCTTGGGGAAAATTCCTCAAGACGGAACGTTCAATCAGGCAAAACCCGTAAGGGAACTGCTTGAACGTGCATCGAAGGTAAATCGAACGCATTTTTGGTCTTACGACCTATCTGCGGCAACGGATAGACTTCCCATATCGTTACAGGTGCTTGTCCTTGGAGCATTCAC